CCCCCCCCCAGCTGTCTTGGATCGTGATGAGGGCACATTTGGCCAGCTCGGCCAGCCGACACCCCCCTTGCCTGCCCCGCGCAAGTGGGAATTCTCGCCACGACGGCCGGAGTCTGCTTGCCGCTCCGACCGTCCGTTACTTGAACCAGGCCCGAATCTTGAGCCGTGCATGCCACGTTCACCGCGTGCCGCGCAGGTCTTTGAGGTTCCACCTATGCCTGATGATGCCCCACAGCGTTTGTGTATGGCGCGTTTTTGCCCTGAGGTGAGCACCGAGCCGCCCCGGCGCGGCCTCTTGGCTGTTTTAGGCCGCGCCGTTGATCGCGTTTCAAATGCCCTTTCCGGTGTTTTCACACACCGCCCTGCTATTCCCCCTCTTTCTGGCAGGGTTTCGGATGTGCTGAAGGGCCATTCAATTGACACTGAGACCATTGCTGTGGCCGTCCAGAACACGCTGCGTGACAGAGGCATAAGTAAGTCGCTTTGGCGGATTCGTTCGGAAATGAAGTTTTCGCGCGCCGTTTTGTGCTATGATCGCGATCAGCGTTCAGTGAGTTGCCGCAATATCAAGGAGATACAGGCCCCACTCGAGCTCATTCAAGTCCACACCCATTTTGATGTCTCATGGTGGGAAAGGTTTTGTAAGTGGTATTGGATGGTTCAGCCTGCCCTCGTCCTACCACTTCTTACGAGATTTGCATTTCGTTATTTTCCCCGACTTTTTGCCGTTCGACCGACATGGCTCGGCGCCGCTGCCCTCTTTGCCTCTTGTTTGGGCATTGGTGCGCTTGCTGGGGCATCAGTTTATGAGTCCATTAAGGCGCTAGTGCAGCCATTGGTTCCTGTTGACCACTTTTTGACATACTCGCCACACATGCTTACCACTGCGCTAAGTGAGTATAGTCGCGGTACGAACGCCGATGCCATTGTCAGTACTTTGCGGAGTAAGTTGCGCTCCCAGGCCTGCCTCCCCATCCCAGACGACCTCCATCTTGAGGTCTTGTCCGGTACCGAAGCTGTGTGTCTTGCCGTTGCTCAACAATCGGATTTTTACACGGGGGGGCTGAGCTTTTCCGCACGAGACCATGCGATCCTTATACCACCCAACGGAAAGTGTATGCATTGGGAATACGAGCTTCTGAAATGCCCATCCCCCCACCGAAGCCAGGCCTCGTTGAGGCACGAATGGCCAAGCTCTCCTGGCCAGCCGTGCGCCGAGACCGTCGTCGCGTAATGCGACGTCTCCCATGGGGCGCAATTCCGGGCTACGCGCCCATTGTCGGTGATTCGAATGACCCGGAGACAATTGCCTGTGGATTTCGGCAACGTTTGTTTCGAGAAATCCCATTCGCCGCATACGACCGTACCCTCTATGCCGGCTTTGTCCATGATTTTCTCGTTCATAATGTCCGGCCGCGCGAGTGTATTGGCTTTGAAGAATGGCTTCAGGGCACGCATTATAATGAAGAGCGGAAAAATCAGTTGAGAGCCGCACGGGAGAGAAACCTTTGGTCGCGTCCTTCGCGGCGCAAGTGTGAACATGTCGATTCGTTTGGCAAGACGGAAGCGTACATTTGCTATAAATTTGAGAGGCTAATTAACAGCCGTTGCGATGAGTTTAAAGCCTTTTCAGGGCCGCCTTTCAAAACCGTTGAGCACTCAGGTTACGCCATTCTTCAGTTCCTTTGTGGGGTTCTCATTCCTTGGTTCTTGAAGCATGTTCCCGTACCCCAAAAACCACGCTTCATTGATCTCTTGGTCCAAGCTGGCATGCGCTACTGGTCGACCGATTTTACCGCCTTCGAAAGCCATTTCACTGTTGCGTTCATGGAAGATACTGAATGCCAGCTCTACCGCTGGGTTCTAGGCGACAGTCCTGATGCCCAATTCATTTGTTCCGTCATATGCGGGAGGAATCGAATGAGAACTCGTTCAGGCATACGTGCTACCGTTCGGGGCCGTCGCATGAGTGGAGACATGTGTACTTCCATCGGAAATGGATTTTCAAACCTAATGTTGGCCCTTTACATCGCACATATGAGGGGTGGTCACATTAATGGTTTCGTTGAGGGCGACGACGGTCTGTTCTGCACTGATTTTGAGATGCGGGCGAGTGATTACGCCGCCATGGGCTTCACCATCAAGATGGAGGAGGTTGCACATCCATCTGAAGCGTCTTTCTGTGGAATGCTCTATGATCCGCAGACGCATTACATTGTTAAAGAGCCGACTCGATTCTTGTCACAATTTGGGTGGACATCGAGCATGATATCGGCTGGGCCCACAATAATGAATGGCTTACTCCGCTCCAAAGCCCTTTCTTTTTGTTATGAAGCGCCTCAGTGTCCGATAATTGGTCAGTTGGCTCGCGAAGCCCTTCGGCGGACGAGTGGATTTGAACCTGTTTTCATCTGTGATGAATTCCACACTCCGCCACCTGACGTGGAGCCAGTTCCATTTAATCCACCAGATAGTGTGCGTTCTTTCTTCCACTCACAATATGGCATTTCACCCGCCGCCCAGCTTTTCGTTGAGAATGCCATCCGCCAGGGTAAGCTTGACCTGGTGCGTTCTGTGCTGCCACCACCTGATGACATGCGTGATTATGTCACCAAGTGTCTGGAAATCACATAAAACTGATCAATTGGGCCGTTGCACCCCGGCCACTGAAAATGAAAGCTAGGCTTTCTATTTCGGCTTAGGCTCTTTAATTTCCTCGGGATTCCTGGGGTGATACCGCTTGCGACCACCCTGGGTGCCCTCGCTCCCATCGATCCGTGGGCGCGATTGATTCTAGGATTCCCAAGACCTCTTCACGTAAGACTCCTGCTTCGCGGCGCACCCGCCGCAATCGTCCTCTCAGAACCATTCGTCGGCGTAGACTGCCCGCACGGGTTTTCTCTGCTGTGCCGTCTGTTCGGCGTGTCAATGCGCCACTTACATCAGGCACAGTCTCGCGCGGTGTGCTGTCCGCGCCTCAGCTGCGTCGTTGGCGTTTCCGTCACCAGGAAATTGTCCCGTCTTTGACCAGCACTGGAACAGCCTTTAATGTTGCACACAGTTCTTATCTTCACCCTGCTGAACCAACGTTCCTTTGGCTACGCCAGATTGCGCCACTCTGGGAGAAATTCCAATTTCATTCCGTGACGTACGAGATAAGATCTAAGGTACCCGCCACCACAGCTGGCTCAGGTTGCCTGTACTTTGACACTGACCCTGAGGACCCAGTGCCGACCTCACTGGTCGAAATGATGAATAACGCCCATTGCATTTCTGGCAATATCTACATCCCGCAACTTCTGTTGAGTATTCCCGGCTCGCGCGGCACTGACGGAGAGCTTGATTTCGGGCGTCTCCGTTACTGTGATGATCGTGGAACTGACGGACAAGCCAGTCGTCTCAATAGTGCTGGTCGGTTCCATGTTGCCTTTGATGGTGTCGCTGCTGGCGCTGTTTGTGACTTGTATATCACATACGACATTGAATTTGTTACTCCCCAGTACAGTTCATCATCTTCTGTTGCCGATTACACTGCAATTAATCCCGATGCAACACACCCATTCGGCAACACTCACCAGGATACTCCTATTCCCATCCGTTCGGCCATTGCTGACATTTCGGGAGGTCGCATCACCCTCCCGCCCCGCACCCGAGTAACCGCCATCTTGGATGCGGTCGGCACCGTCTTAGGAGACACCAACCCAACGATCACTTTTTCAGATTCCAATGTGATCTCTGCCACCCCTTGGTGGTCTGGCCTCAAGCATAATGCTGCTGGAACTAGTGCTAGTTATTCCGTTGATATGCTGAATCAGAGTGCCGGCCCCCAGTGGGCCTCCTTCGACTTCACACCCTCTTGCACCACTTTGACTGGGTGTTCTGCCGTGTTTGGTAAGGTCGTTAATTATGGCACGCTCTCGTCATTGTCAGATGAAATCATTGACAACGCTTGGTAAACGATCTTTCCCTCCAGCCACTTCCAAATAGAG